GGGGTTTTTCCTGTAAGTGTAAAAGTTCTATTCGTCCGTCTGCTGTAGCCGCGACCACAGCGGAAGCGTCGCTGTTCCATGAACCGTCCACCGCGAGTACCGGCAGATCTTCTGCCGTTATCGGGTCGGTTTCACCAATTAATGCCATTTGTGATTCTGTTAGCCACGCGTCGCGTTCGGCTATCCATTGCGCCAAATGTAAACGCTTAAATTCGGGGGCTGGAAGCTGTTTTATCTGCGATTCCAAGTATTCTTCGGAAACCCAATCACCGAACGCCGGGTGTGCTTTCGCCCATACTTTCGGGTCTGTGTAGTCGCTTGTCTCGTCCGGCGGTTTCCAGTAGCACCACCACGTAGGGTCGTCCACTTCACCGGATGTTACCCTTTTGTCATATTCCACCAGTTTCGATAACGGGGTGCCTTCCCCCACTCCGGCGGTTGTTATGTGACATAGAAGCGAAGAACGTCTAGCGCCTGATCCTGACAGTAACGCTTCGTAAAGCTCGCTGTTCGGATGGCACCACGTTTCGTCCACAATGCTAACCACAGGCGACAAACCGTGCGCTAAAGAGCCGTCAGAGGACAGGACACGGCAAACAGCGCCAGTACCGGGAACGCTTATCGCATCCTTGAAAACCTCCGAAATAGCTGAAAGCTCAGGGTCTGCTTCAACAACGTCGCGTATGTTCTGATAACAGATACGCGCCTGATCTTTAGACCCTGCGACTACGTAAACTTCGCAACCGGGTTCACCGGAAGCGTACAACGCCCAAGTAGCCGCCGCGGACATAAGCATAGTTTTACCCGATTTGCGGGGAAGTATCACTAAACCGTGCCTGTGCTTCCACAACCCTTTTTCGTCCAGTTCAAACAATCCATTTAAGATCTCTTTTTGAAAAGGTCTTAAATCAATAGTCTGCCCTGCTAATTCGCCGCGTGTGTGCCTAACGAACGTTTCCGCGAACTCTGCGACCTCGCCACCTAAGCTGACTTTCTCAACCAGCACGGCGCGTAAAGTGCTGTAGTCGGGATTCGGTTTCAGCCGCCTGAGCGACCACCAAACCAAGTTTCGCCCTAGCAGTAGGCGTTAACCCCAACTGCCCGTAAGCGATCAAAAGTTCCTTCTGCGCCTTCTGAATAGCCCAAAACCATTGCAAAGCCATTTCAGGTTTCTTAGTAGCCGCATACTTGCGTTTCAACGTCGCTACCTGGTCTGCTATCTCACAAGTCAACAAAACCGCTGGTTCATCCGACGGGCCAAGCCACATAGCCGCCCCTGTCCAAATCTTGTTCCAAACTTTTTTCCCAGCTTGTTTCAACGAAGCGGGCGGTTTAGGGGGCGTATCGAAAGCCACCGCGACAGTAGTCATTTCAGGTAAAGCACGTTTACCCGGATTGCCCTGTTTCACCTTTAATTCCAAAGGTTTCGCTGGTCTACCGCTGTTCACAACAAATTACCCCCCACTACGGGGATACTGCGGCGAAATACGGAAGCCTTAAGGGGGCTGTGGGTCGTGTAGATCCCCCTCAAAAAACGGGCTTCGATAGTTCCCCTACGGTTTGGCGTAGCTTCTTGTCTCTTGATGATTTGCGCGAATTGCATGAACGACATAACACAATGAGTCCACCGGCTATCGTACCGGGGATAACGTGGTCTACTGTTAAGTCCTGATCGTAACCGCACATCGTACACCACGGCTGTTGTTTCCTTAACCGTTCTGAGAGCTTGCGCCATTGGTTGCCGTATGTTGATTTCGGTAAGCCGTTTAACCCTGTGTATTTTCCCGGTGAGTGTTCGTCGCACTTGGATGGGTTGGTTGTTAGCTCTCCGCATCCTGATTCTAAACATATGACTTTTCGCATATTGTTTCCAGCCTTCCATAAACGTACATTTTTTTTCGTCTGATTGCAAGTACCCGCATGATTTACATGCTGTTCGCCCTGTTGGTGTTTGTTGTAACGGTTGGGTGCATTGTGGGCATTCGTTGGGGTATCTCATACTTTTTCCTTCGAATCGAATATCTGCACCACTACGAAACATTTATCGTTATTATCAACTAATACGATTGGGTTGTGTGTTTCGCACCATTCATAAGAACAAAAGCCTTTTTTCATTCCTTCCCTAAGCCACTTTTTAGCTTCTTCTGTCATTAGTAGATCCCCGGTTGCGGGTAGGTTCTATGCGGGGTGTATTCGCCTCGTTCTTTTCGTTTAGCCTGATTCTCCAACGCTTCCTCTAATTCTTTTTTGGTTATCTGTTTACGTGTTCTTGGTGCTGGGTCTTGTTTACCGCTGTGTAACAGGTTTAATGCGTTGTCTAAGTTTTCTAATAACGGCATCGCGTAGCGTTCTATTCCGTGTAGAGCTGTTCTAGCTCGTTCGTCGCCTACTAGTGTAAGGTCGATAACGTCGCCGCCTTTGACTTTGGCTGTGTCGCCTGTTTTTTTTTCGTACGCTAACACGATTAGGTCGTCTAGTTCTGCTGATACTAGATGCGCGCAGGCTGACAGGCGGGTTAACATTTCTTTAAGATCATTCATTTAAGAGCACCAAAGCTAATAAGGCCTGTTGTGGTACGACACCGTTTCCGAGCATTTTAAGTTCAGCGGTGCGCGAAAGTCCTTGGTTGCACACATGGTTTTCGGGTAGTCCCATCATCCATTCAACGAAACTGTTGTTTATTCCTCGTTCGTCGACGGGAACAGGGGCTGTTCTTCCCAAGGTTTCTTCCCATCTTCTAACCGCAGGTTCATAAGCACCGAAGCTACTGAGTCGGCGTGTTTCTGTTTCCGTTTCTCCCAGTCCACGTTCGGGCCGAAGTTCTTGGAATCCCACGCCTGCGGTGTTGGGAACAGGTACGCGATTTGATCCGTTAACTGGTCGTGACTTCGATTTATGAATTTTTCCGGTCTGCCGTAACGATCTTCTGTCGCTTGTGGAGTCAAAAGCAATTTTACTACTGGTGTTGGGAACAAATGCGCTATTTGATCCGTTAAATCGAACCTTCCCCCTTGGTCTTTCTGAATTGCCCTTCTCACAAATCGTTCCGGTCTCCCGTTTGTTTGTTCCGACCCCTGAACTGTTTTCAGCAATGCAGAACCATCTTTCCCGTCTATGGCAGGTTCCAACTTCGGAAGCTCGTACAAGACCCCATTTTGCGTCATACCCGATTTCGGCAAGCGCTCCAATAACGCTGGTTCCTCCGAGAGTAAGGATTCCTGCGACGTTTTCCAGCACGACGACACCGGGTCGAAGAACGCTGATGCCGTCCGCGATCCATTGAAATATGGCTCTTTCATCATTATTGCCCTTTCTGTTTCCTGCGTGACTAAATGGCTGGCACGGGAAACCAGCAGACATAATGTCCACAGGTTCCACATCCTCCCAGTTTATTTCCGTTAAATCACCCAAATTGTTTTCGTAACCGTGTTTTTCTAGAAGCTGTGAACAATGTTTATCTATTTCGGAATGCCAAACGGTTTCAGCGTCGTAAAAATGTTCTACCGCCATGTCTAAACCGCCGTACCCGGTGCAGAACGAACCGTGTGTAAGCATCAATACCAGCCTGTTCCTGAAGCGAAGATTTTTCCTTCTTTTTCTTTCTGAATCCTATTGTTTAACCCTGTACCTGTTAAGGGCGACACTATGTCACTACTAGCGGGACTTTCTGTCACCCCTGAGGGACTTCCTGTCGCCCCTATGTTGTCGTCGAACTGGAGTAGGAAACGTGAAGATGTCGTGCCGTAACCGCCTTTCGCGCGAGCTATTAAACCTTTTTCGGTTAGTTCAGTAATAGCGCGTGTGATTTGGCGTACAGATAGCCTCGTCCGGGACGCTATGAACGCCCGTGATGCTGGAAAAGTGACCATTGTGTTACCTAATAGGCTTTTTTCTTCTGCCCTGTCAGCTAAACACAAGTGGACTAGCCGTGTAGCGCCTGTCGTTTCGGAGTGTTCCCAAACCCAAATAGTTGCTTTAAGGCTCATCTGTTGAGCATGTGGCAAAATTGCCAGTTAGTCATCCAAGCGCCCTTCACTTCAGCCCAGTAAGGGTCGTCGTAACGGTAAACCTTGTCGTATCGACAGTCGGAATAGTATTCATAGAAAACGCCTGCTTCTATAAGCAACGAATGAGGTGTACCCGATAGGATAATCCCCGATTTTGTGCGAACTAAACCAGCAGAAGTGATTTCCCCAGCTTCTATCATGTTGTCCACACGTTCAGCCACTTCACTTGGGGATAAATGAATGTAGCCTGTGGGTAATTCACCCGGTTCGCCGATTGTTAGCTGTGCAGTAGCCGCGATAGCGCTTCCTAAAACGATAAGAAACGCGCCTAAAGTTATTTTAATAATTTTGTGCATGTCCAGTGATTCCATCCTTGTTTAGTTTCGTAAAGCAACCATGCGCCTACGCTCAAATTGTCTGCCGGGTTCCAAACATCACCGTAATTGTTGTAACCCGCTGATTTGGCTTCTAACGCGCGTGTAGGAAAAAGACTAGTCATATGTTGTAAAAGCCCCTGAGCGTAGCCGTAAAGGGTCTTTTTGGGGTTCTGAGCGTACATATTGCCGCTACTCTCACAATAGATAAGCTCTAAAACGCGTTCAACGTCGCCTGATTTGAAATAAACGGACACTAAATCGCGCCATTGCTCCACTTCAGGATCGAAAACTTTTCCTGTTGTCGTCGTTGGAATTGTAGTGGTAACAACCGGCAACATAGACCCCGTAGTCGTTGTCGGTGTTACCACCACAGGAAATGCCACCCGAGGGGCAGACGTTGTGGTTGATGTCTGCTGTGTTCCAATCGAGCCAATTTCTATATAGCTGTGAGGCGTAGGCTCGTCTGACAATATCTGCTCAGCCTCGGGTGACGATCTTTGATGGAGGAGTGGCAACCCTGACAGCGAGACAGGATCGCTGTTCAGGGTTTTGGTTGTGCAAGCTAAAAGCATTACGACAGCCACTCCACTACTTGCGACCATTCGGATGGTCGAGCGATATGCGTTTCTATTTCTGAACATTCCCCAAGCATGTCCATGACGTAACGTTGTTCGATTGTTAGTTGTCCTGTCTCTCTTTTCAACTCTATGAACATTACACGCGGTGGTTTGATTAACACAAGGTCGGGGAAACCGGGTTGTGAATGTCTTGAATCGTGAGTGTGGTAAACCCACCAGCCGAACATCTCGGCGGCTTCTTTTACGGTTTGTTGCCATGATGCCTCCGTTACGATTCCTGAAACAGGGTTGGTTCTTGGGTAGTTGCTTGGGTGTCGTCTTTTATCTGCCATACGAGACATTGATTACCCCTCCGGTTGGGTTTAGTAAGCTGTTTGCCGTCCACGATGACAGGTTGCACGACACCGTAGTCGTGTTCCAATTCGTTGCGCCTGGTAGCAAGCGTCGAATATGCGGGTGTTTTCTTTTCGGGGTGTTTCCGCTGGTAAGCGTCGCGTAACTCCTCGTCGGTTGCTCGCCCAAGTTCGCGTAAAAGTTCGTAAACCTCTGCGCGTAAACCTGTGAGATCGTCAAGGCTTTTAGCGGCTTCATGGCTTGTAGTCGGGTCTGTTCTTCTCGCTACCGCGTGATCTTTAGGTAAACTTCTTCTAGTTGCGCTAGCTGAATCGCTGACACTTCCGATAGAAGTTTCCCGTCTGCTGTTGTTACGCCCCGCAGATCTTGGGCTATCCATTTTTTTGCTGAAGCCTGCTGATCGTCAGACAGTTCGTTTAACCGTTCTTTCAGATCAGAAGTGGAAAAGGTTTCTTCCTTCTCGTCTACTGGGAATGGTTCTTCTGTTGCTTCTTCGTTTCGTTTAACTTTCCGCATTTCTGAAACTGAAGCGCGTGGTTTGTTTTTGTTGTAAAGATTCGCGTTCGCTAACGCTCTGCCTATAGCTGACGTTTCACAGTTTTCAACGTGGCTGTATTTGTTAGCCATACCGCCCACGCCTTGCGTTTCGAAAGCCCACCCAGTTGAAAAGGGTGTCGGGTCGTCTTTGTGTGCGTACAAATCGCACCTGAAAATAACTGTGGTTATGTCTGATAGGTCAGACATGGGGTTAGGGGCTATGCGCCCTTCAGGGTACAGCTCCCAAAATAGTGGGATTCTGTCCTTTACTTCTTCGTAGTCCTGTTTTCCTGTCATGAAACCGTCCTTCCATTGTTGTTGGGTTAGATATTAAAACGGTTTAATACGGTGGTGGTGGATGGTTAAAAAAAATGTTAAAAAACTTTGTAAATAAACTTGACAGCTTGTAAATATATATGCCAAAATCAATACATGAACAAAACGCCGACAGGAGGCACAATGAAAACAGAAGAAATATACAAAGTATGGGCTGAAATGACAAAAGAAGAACTTCTATACCTTGTTAAGGCTCAAAAAACAGAAATGATGGTACAAGCCAAGAAAATTGAAGAATTACAAATGGCTTTTGATTTGATTACAAGACAGCGGCAAGTTACAGAGAAACACTCCAAGCCAAGAAAAGTTTAGAATTTGAATTTAACTACAAGATGAACCAATTAGGTGAGGAGGCGTAATGTTAGGTAAATTAAGGTCGCATGTTGAGAAAATGGAACACATGCAAGAACTACGAGACAAACTGATCCGCGACGCGCACCGCAGAGGCCACACCCTGCGAGACATCGCAGAAGCTGTAGACATGAGCCACACGAAAGTAGCGCAGATAGTCAATGGGTGAAACAGTAACTTTACATACGTACTGTCGCGATTGTGGCGACGACGGGCCGATCAGAACCGTTGAAATTGTAGGCACGGAACCGACAGAAGCTGAAGCAGAGGAAATCCGACAGAACAAATACTGGCTTTGTTCGGCTTGTTTCTACAACAAGTTCTAAAGCAAAAAAGCCCCCCGCAAGGGGGTTTTTTGTTTTAACCGGGATGGTTTTTTAGAAATTCTTCGTAAGCTTCGGGGCTGTTCAGAACGATAGTCATACCGCCCTTGTACTGGTCGTCGTTACCGCCGCCAAGCGTGATCGTGATAGTACCAATCAAAGTACCAACCGCTACCAGCAGACCCGTAACAGCCGCTATAAGTTTTGTTGTTTTATCCATACGTAAACCATTCCAGTTCGTTCACACGCCTTAGAAGCTCGTCTATCTCCCATCTGTTATCCGGCTGGTTCCATAGGGTTGTTTCAAGAACGGTTAAACGTGTGTCTAGTTCGTCTATTTCCCAAGCGCTGTCGCCTTGGTTCCATACTGTTGTTTCCACAGCAACTATCCGGTTTTCCAAGTCGTCAAATTCCCATTCTTCGAAACCCCCCGTACCCAAATTGTTGATAGCGTTCCAAAGCCCGTCTATTTCTTGGAATATAGGTTCGTTCAAATGTCCGCTTTCAGCTTGACGGATTTTAACGTCGTCTAACTGCCATTCCAGTTCGTCAACGTCGAAAGACAGGTCGTTTATCTGCTGTGAATGCATTTGAATATCAGCCCACGCGAAAGCGCTGTCCTGCGACTGGTCTTGGATCATGTTTAACTGGTCGAAAAGCTGGTCGGTTCGCATTGAAACCTGATTAGCTAAGTCCGTCGCGTATGACAAATCTTCTATAGCTATTTGCAGGTTGTGGACACTTTCGCTGTTTGAATCAATGTTGCCCTTTATTCCGAGCAACTGCCACATTATTAGCCCTACAGCTATGAAAACCGAAACGAGCGTCCCAAGGTTGGTTTTTATCTTAAATTGCTTCCAACTGGTTGTCTCGTTCACTTCTTTTTGGCTGGGGCTTTCTTAGCTGGTGTTTTCTTAACGGGTGCTGTAGCAACGACGCTGGGTGTTTTGTCTTTGCTTAGTTTCTGCGTGGCGAAACCTTTTAACACCGCTAAAGCTGAAGCCATACCGCCGCACGTGGCGGCTTCTAAAGTGTCTATGTTGTAAAGTATGTTCGCTTCGTTAGCTACCATAAGAGCCGCGAAACATTGAATGAACGTCATTACAGTACGTTCTAATAAATCTAGGTACTCTCTCATTTCTTTAACTCCTTTTTAACTTCGGCTATGACTTCGCCTAGTTTTTCCAAATCTTCCCTTATCATTTTCGTTGAATTGAAAACCCAAGTTTTCAGATCGTCGAATCTTTCTTCCATTTCGGGGGTCATAATGTCCTCCTTTTCAGTTGGCCAGTCATCCGGCATCGGGCCGGGTAGAATACCTCGTACAGTTTGCGCCTGGTGGTGCCAGTTTTCACTAGGGACTGTTTTATGTAATCCCCAAGCTCTTAAAGTTTTATGGATACGCGACCACGTGGATTTCCCGTGATGCGTCAAATCTACAGCGTAACCGTACCCGGACGGTTGTTCCATGTGATACGACCCGAACCAAGTGTTACCCCCTGAAGTGCCTATAACACGCTCAGGGTTAGCCGCTAGGTTAAAACCGGCTTTGCCCGATTTGTAACCTGCGTACAAGTATTCTTGCTCAGATTTAGGGCGCACCGCTGATTCGATGCGTAAAACGTCGCGTAAATGCTCGTCGTCCTCGTACGCTCTGCGTAGCCTCCAACATAAAAGAGGGTCTAACAGGGTTATGTTTTCGTCGCCGTCGTCGCGAAACTGGTTTAAAAACTCTATGTCGTCAACGTGTGTCATTCTTCTTCATCCCATGGTGGTTTCTGTTCATCCCATGTTTTTGTTTCTTCGTTCCATTCATAAGACTTTTCGTCATCGGGCATCGGAGTTGGTGGTTGCCAAACGAAATTTGAATCCAAAGCCCAAGAAGGGTAAGGCTGGGAACCGTAAAAAGCGTCAGCGATAGGGTCGTAGGTGTGTCCTATATTAGCGGTGTTATACCTTAAAGCCGTTTGCCCGTCAGGTTCACCATCTGAACCGTAATGAACACCCCCGCGGGTGCCTTTCGTTGTTTGAATCCATGTCCCACCAAGCCCAAGATCGTCACTTAAAAACTCTGCCCCTCGTTGTGCGTCTTCGTCTGTTACGACGATCATTCTAATAACGGTATTTGTGTCGTCTATTTCAGCGAAATAAGCCATTAAACCTTACCATTCGAAGGGGTAGCGGACTATAACTACCCCATCGCCTCCATCATAAGTTGCCGCAGAGAGCGGGCCACCACCACCGCCGCCGCCTAACCCGTCGGTTCCTGCTGAACCCCCTATAACGCCACCATATATACCGGCTTGGCCAGCACCATTACCGCCTCCGCCGGTGCCACCCGAACCGCCGTTAACAGTTTGACTTCCCCAGTTCTGCACCATTCCTGAACCGCCTCCACCTCCGGCGTACACGTCTGATGTTCCGTCGAAGTAGGTGTTAGTTCCACCCGCCCCACCGTTTCCACCATAACCACCAGTAGAACCGTTGGAGTATCCTACAGTCCCTAGTGCGCTCGCGCCACCACCGCCGCCGCCGGTGTGGTAAATCCACGCGTAAATCGCCGCCGCGTAGCCGCCCGGCTGTCCGTCGTAACCCTCCACGGGTGAATAACCGCCTGCGTTGCCCGAACCAACGGTTATTCCGTAGCCGGAACCACCGCCCGACCCGCCTGCCATACCCGGAGTGGAAGCATTGAAAGCGCCGCCACGACCACCACCCGTACTAGTAAGCGTTGCACCACCGGAACCGAAAGATGAATTACTACCGTTAGCGCCGTTATATCCCCATCCGGGATCTGAGCCTCCTGCCCCGATTGAAACTGAGTAAGTGGCTACTGAAACTGACTGACCCGTAAGAGCGCGAAAACCGCCAGCACCTCCACCCGCCGTACCGTACTGTGAACCACCACCACGACCACCTGTACCACCACCGGCTACTATAAGAACGTCTACTAAACCATCGCCAGCGGCAGAAACAACAAAATTACTGCTACTGGTAAATTTATGGCTCCGGTACTTGGTGCCGCTTTCTGTGTAATCAGTAACAGTACCACCCGTTGCAATAAGCGCGCCACCACCAGCACCGCTACTCGCGAAAATACCGTGATCTATGGGAAGAATCGACATTAAGCAAGCGCCCCGATAAGCGACCAAGTGTCGGTAGCTGTCTTAATGAGCGTTGCACCTGCGTATTGTCCGTCTATTTCTTTCTTGCTGTCTTTCGATTGGATCGTTACCCCTGAGCCTTCCGCTAGTGTCGCGTTAGCCGACCCCAAGTTTTGAACTATGATCTGTGTTCCCACGGGGAAAGCAACGCTACTGTTCGGCGGTACGGTTATCGTCTGCGCTGACCCGTTAGAACTGGTAACCATTTTCCCGCCGTCTGTTAACACTAGGGTGTAGGTGGTGCCGGTCTGCGCGTTGAATGTAAGTATGTTGTCGTTCGGGTTGCCTGTAGTCAAAACCGTGCCGGTGCAATCCGGTAAAGTTATTATCCGGTCTGCTGTTGTCGGGTCTGTAGCTCGTAAAAAGGTTTCGTGCGCGTCGGCTGTTGTTCCTTCCCACACGACCTGCTGGTTAGTGCCACCAAAATATAAAGAATCATTCATATTTATTTGGCCTGTCATCGTTCCACCTGCCAGCGGCAGGTAACCGGTTAAAAACGATGAAACTAGGCTTTTCTTCAAAGCGTCTGAATCGTCAACGTCTTGGATCAGGACGTAATCGGCTGTTGTTCCCACCGCTACCGTAGCGTTATCAACATCCGCGGAAAGTGAAGGCGCCCCGGATGTTGCACCGCCCGCAAGCCCACTATTTGCCGCTGTCGTTATTCCGGTTATGTCGCCGCCGCCTGCGGCTGTGGTTTGCGTCGTACCGTCCGAAAATTCGATCCCGCCCGTGTCCATAACAATACGATTGTTTGTTAAGTCCATTATCATTGGGAGAATCTCGCCCGTGTCACCTGTCATGCCTTCTTTGATCTGGGCTATCAGATAGTCGCGTATCAACTCCATGTCAGAGCTTGAAAGAACTTCCCCTGCGGTGAATGCTCCGGGTACCCCCGAAAATGTTTGTTGAGCCATTTTTGTTTCCTTATGGTGCCTGTTTGTTAGTTCCGATAATACCGTAATCTGCACTATCGATTATTAAAAAGATCGTTTCACCCGTTCCGCTGGTTCCTATTCGCATAGTCCAGTCGCTTGGTGTCACTTCGTGTGTTACTGATTCCACGCGAAGAACCTGTAGCATTTCAGCGCTTGCGCCTGCTGGTTGGAATTGTGTTCGCATCGAATCGAAAATACATAGTTTCGCTACCTTCTCTGCTTGCGCGTCGGTCATAGCACGTGGTTTGCATTCCACAGAAGCTATCCGAAGCGCAGGCACAGAATGTAACGCTACAAAACTTTTCATAGCTGATTCAACGTCTGAGTCGTTGGCGTTTAACAGGTTTTGGCGAACTATTGTTCGTATACCGTAATTTGGTTGGCCGAACACAGGTTCGTCGTATGTTTGAACGGTGCCACCTACCCGGTTGTAAACGCCCCTGGTGTAAAGAAGCTCGTTTCCGTAAGATGTCGTAATGTTCGTAAATTCGGGTTCTGTTGCCGCTGTTCCCGCGCCCGCTCCGAACGTCAAACCTGAAGCTGAACCCACAGAATTGCGTTTCCTGTACGTTAAAACGTTGCCTTTGTCAGCCGCTCCTACAGCCGCCCCACCGGGGCTACCGTGCGCGCAGTAAATAGCGCCGTCCTCGGATTGTGCCAGCCGTTCCATGTACGCCACCGTCATTGTTTGAGCTACTGTCGCGCCTGCCATTGAAATACTAGAAGTTTCTATGCTTCTTTCGTTCGGGTTAGACGCGTCAGGGCTACCCGGTTGCGCCGGATAGTCCACAGTAGACAGGTTCAGCATGTTCGTGAACCGTGTCGAACCGACTTCAGCAGAAAAAGTGTGGTTTGTTATCTCCGTTTTAGCTAATTTCGACAAACCGTCAAAAGCCTTCACAATAACCGTGGAATCTTTACTGTTCGGATACAGGGTGTCTACGTCCTCTATACTTCCCCTGAAAATAGGGGTGTTGTTAGAAGCCGAATTGATGTTAACCGATACGCGAATTTCGGCGTTAATCCATTGCGCGGAACCGTAAGTACCGCCAGCTAACGGGCCGTAAACGTTGCCTGTGTTATCTAAAGAAACCCTGCATTGCCCAGCCCTGAAAGAATCTGTGACACGTTGCCTGCCTGTCTGCACGTTGATTCCGCGTACGTTAGCTGTAACGTCACGCCAACCGCTGTTTAAGTAGATTTGTACGTTCCAAGTGTCGGTAGCCATTAGATGAAATAAAGGTCGCTTAATCCGACTGAATTGTCTGTGAAGCCCTTAACTATAGCGGTTTGAACTTCGTCGGGCGTAACCGCTGGGGCGTTGATGTTAACTGTCACGTGCGCCGCTCCTGCTCCTACCGCGGCTTGGAAAGCCGCCGCCCTAGGGTCGCCGATAATAGGCGATTTGCCACGCGCTCCCGGCCCTTGCGCTTGTTCTTGCGATATAGCACCTGAACCGGTTAAAAAAGCGTTGAGCGCCGCCATTTCAGCGGGTGTAATTAACGGCATGTTGGTGCTTGGGTCTAAACCGGGAATGTTTGGCATACCAGTAGGGGTTTCTAAAGGGTCTAAAGATGTTAACCCTGTTGTCGGCGGTGAGAATCCCATAGCCTCAAAGAAAGCCGCGTCGTCCCTGATTTTGTCTGCCGCGCCTTGCGGGTTTAATTCCTCAAATGTTTTATCTTCCAAGTCGGGTATTTCAAAATCGAAACCGTTCATACGTTGATTGAAAGCATTAAACCAATTATCTGCGAAATCTTGCCCATAGATAACAGCCATTTCGTCCATTATTCGTTTTACTTCCGCGAGAATGTCAGCTTGCACAGCGGCGGCATCCCAACCGTCTTTCCAGCCGCCGAAGAAATCTGCACCAATTTTAAGTAAAGTCGCTCCCGGTGTCGGGCCAATGAAATTATCCCACCAATCGCCTTGTTGTTCTTTCTGTTCGGTGGTCATTCCTTCGCCGATAGCTCCGAAAAGAACTTCACCTATTCCGAAACCGGCGTTTCTAACTGAAGGATCGTCAGCAAAACGGGCTATAGCTGGCATAACCTCGTCGTTTAAGAAACCAACAAAAGCAGTTAAAGCGGGGCGCAGTTTCTCGCCGATACTTGCCTGTAAATCGTCCCAAGTAGCCGCTAAAAGTTTCTGCTGGTTCGCTAAACCGTCGCTGGTGCGCTGAAAATCGCCCTGTTGAACTTCTGTCTGCCCTAAAATCTCCGAATAAGCCGCTAAAGCCTTCGTTTGCGGTGTTAAAGCGTCCTTAGTGCTACTGATAAGCCCTTTTTCTAACGCTTTCGTTTTCAACGTCGCCGCGTCTAGCAGAACACCAAACCGGCGTAAAGGCTCGTTTTCGCCTCTTAACCCTGCCGCTATCGCCGTTAAAGTCTCCTCCGGGGAAGCATTGTTGAATGATGCCATGTCAGCGGCAAGATCCACCAACTGCATGGACATTTTCGAGCCTTCTTCGCCCGACATGCCCATAGCGTGTGTTAAAGCACCAAAGTTCCCGACAGCTTCCAAAGCTTCACGGCGTGAAATGCCAAG